TTGAGAAAGAGAAGGTGCGTGTTTTCCAAGCAGCGCCACTCGCTCTCCAATATGCCATCAGGAAATATTTTTTGCCTGTAGCTCGGTTTTTATCATTATACCCTTTGATATCCGAAACTGCCGTTGGAGTTAATGCTCATGGGCCCGAATGGGATGAACTTTCCCGTTTCATGGCTAAATTTGGCGATGATAGGTGTGTAGCTGGTGATTACTCAAAGTATGATCTACGCATGCCTGCTCAGCTAACTCTTTCGGCTTTTGCCATTATGATTGAGATTGCTCAGTTTTCCCGCAACTATTCCTCTGCTGATATTCAGAGGATGCAAGTGATTGCACACGAAGTGTGCACTCCTTTGGTTGCATTCAATGGTACGCTTATTCGCTTTTTAGGTACCAATCCCTCCGGTCAGAACATGACCGTATATATCAATAGCATCGTCAACTCGTTGTTGCACCGCATCTGTTTTTTCCAGGTATATCCTGTTGCAGAAATGAAGAAAATCGGTAATGAGCTAGGTCTTTCACGACCTGCTCGTTTTCGTGATCTTGTGGCGCTGATGACGTATGGCGATGATGCTAAGGGATCAGTAAGAGTAGGATACGATAAGTTCAATCACGTGTCCATGGCTAACATTCTGGCGGCTAATGATATGGTATTCACTATGCCAGATAAAGAGTCAGAACCCGTTGAATTCATGTCTAGATTTCGCGCAGATTTTCTTAAGCGCAAAGATAGATATGATGAAGATTTGGGAGTTTTTGTAGGAAGCTTGGAGGAAGATAGTATTTTCAAATCTCTCCATAGTATTCTCAAATCTAAGTCTGCCAAACCATTGGAGGTCTGCTCGCAGAACATTGATGGAGCTTTACGCGAGTGGTTTTTCCACGGACGCGAGGTTTTTGAAATGCGAAGGGAACAAATGCAGGAAGTATCAGCTAGGGCTGATCTTCCCTGTCGCACTCTTGATGAAGATTTTGATCATCGAGTGAAGGTATGGAAAGATAAGTACGTACCGCACATGGGTTCAATTCAAAGCTGCCTAGAATTAGAGTCGACCGCGTCGCCTTTTTCAGATCCATTTTCTGATCTCAGTTCGCTTACTGAAGCTGTTGCTGAAGAACGAGAACTTGTCGATCGGGTGAAAGCCATTTTAGGCCGCCCCACGTACGAAGAGTATGTGATTATTGGACAGCACATTGGTGTTGGAGATTTGTTTTATGAAAGCGAAGGCGTAGCCCTCATTGTTGAGGTGAAGCGCGTCACTCGAAGACCGTCACGATTTTCTCGTGAGGTAGTAGCTCAGGCTCGTAAGTATTCACAAGTTGTGTCTATTTTGCGCCCTGATTTCACCGTATATGGTATTACTTATACAGAGTATGGTTTCAGTCTTGTAGAATGTTTCGGAGAACCGTTGTTCCCCGCTCGTTTTGCTGACTTTTTGGATTCCGTACCAATTTTATTTTAGAATGTTTTTATATATGTTATATGTTATATGTTTGGACCATTATGTCTATAAACTGATAGGAGGCGCCGTCGCAGTGTCAACTTTACTTTTGTGAAACCAAATAGCGACTTGTATGTATTGGTTACGGCTGAATCATGTGGTGTCCACACCCACAGACCTCAGAACGCTTGCATACTTTAGGGAAAGCGTAATGCTTATGATTATTTAATCATGGAGATGTACCCCTCCAAATAATGTGTTGACAGGCCATTGCACTAAGGTGTGCTTTGGACCCGTGTTTTGTAAATATACCTTACTAATTTTTCAAATTTTGAAGAGTTAGTCGAGAACTCAAATCTTGACATATATGTACCCCAGTCTGGTGAGATTGGGCAGACCCTTGTAGAGGGAGCTCCAATGAAGCAGGAAGAAATTACTGCATTTGTTGATCAGGAGCCGGGATATACTACAATTATCGGAGGTGGCAAAGATGCCACCATGGACACCGTTTCAACAGCGGATTCAGATTTAGGAAACTTTCTGTCTCGTCCAATCCGTCTCAAAGAAGTTTCTTGGGCCATGGGTGCGCCACTGTTTGACAGTTTCAATCCCTGGTCCGAGTTTCTTTCCAATCCTCGTGTTAAAGAGAAGATAGCGAATTACGAACTTTTACGAATGAACCTTCACGTTAAGTTTGTTATTTCTGGAACAGGATTTCATTATGGTAGGGCTATGGCTTCATACAACCCGTACCTTTATGATCTTATAACAGTTCAGCGAAACTTCTTGGATGTAGATTTAGTGCAGGCTTCACAAAAGCCGCACATTTTCCTCAATCCAACCAATAATGCGGGTGGTCAATTAGACCTTCCATTTTTCTATCATAAGAATTACATGTCGCTTTCCGATTTGGATGATAATTTTATGGGCAATGTAACCTTGAAATCTTTTGGTGATTTACAACATGCCAATGGAGGTGACGATCCCGTCAATATTACTATCTACGCTTGGGCGTCTGATGTTGTGCTAACCATGCCAACAAGCCTGACTTCAGTTAGTTATACTGCACAATCCGGTAAGATCAATTCCGGAGATGAATATGGAAAAGGCATTGTGTCAAAGCCTGCTAGTGCAATAGCGCACGCTGCAGGGCAGTTGACAAATGTCCCGATGATAGCTCCCTACGCTCGTGCGACCGAAATGGTTGCCAAGGGAGCAGGAGAGTTGGCAACTCTCTGGGGTTATTCGCGCCCTCCCATTGTCTCAGATATTGTGCTTCAAAAGCCCACACCTACTGGTAACATGGCAAACACTGATGCAGCTGATGCTGTGCAGAAGTTGACCTTGGATTCCAAACAGGAAGTGACTATTGATTCACGTACCACGGGACTGGACGGTTCTGACCAGATGGACATCGTTGGGTTTTGTAAGAGAGAGTCATATCTCACGCAATTCCCCATGACCACTGCGGATGGACCAGACAAACTACTATGGAATTGCCGTGTCTCCCCTAATTTATATAGGGTTCAGGACACAGAAATTCACCCTACGCCTATGGCGATGATGTCTACCCCATTTGAACAATGGCAAGGTAGTATTAAGTATCGCTTTCAGGTCGTTAAGTCCAATTTCCATAAAGGACGACTTTTGATACGTTGGGACCCGAAATCACTCGGTTCCACTATTGAATACAATACTGTTTACTCTAGGGTAATCGATCTCGCAGAAGAAGACGATTTCGAAATAGTAGTAGGATGGGGTCAGGCTGACCCATTCCGGAATTGTGCTGAGATGCTGTTAGGTACAGATCCCATTTTCCGTAGCACTACACGTTTATCTAATGAAACTGGCACCTCATATAATGGTGTACTTGAAGTAAATGTGTTGAATAGCCTGGTTTCGCCAGCCTCAGATACACCGATTCAAATCAATGTGTTTGTATCAGCTTGCGATGACATCAAATTTGGTGGGACAGCTCCTGGCAAGATGAAGAAATTCTCCTTGTTCAAGACGCCTGCTGACAGGAGGGTTAAATATTCCCCTCAAAGCGGTACTGTCGATGCCGCCGCCGTATCCGGAACTTCTACCGGTACAACTGACATTCCAACATCACCTGAATCTATTCAGCCGATTGCTGCTTCAACAGCAGTGGCCGATCAGACGATGAATGTATTCTTTGGAGAGTCGCCCAAAACCCTACGTGATCTTTTTCGTAGGTATGTTCTACATAGGACATATGTATCAGCTTCTCCCGGCATTGACGAAGTCAAACAGACCACTCTTTTAGAGCATGGTCTGGGCTACTGGCCAGGTTGGGATGGAGAAGGTATTGATACATACAATGGTAGTGCTTGCAACATTACCATCCCTCATTATTTGCACTTTTTCATGTGCTGTTATGCTGGTTGGCGTGGTTCTACCCGCTCCAAGTATACATTTGAGGGAAATCTCAGCTCGCAACCGACAGTAACGCGAGTTGGGTTTGATCAAGGTAACTATGAAACGTCTACGACTACGTCAAAGACTGATCCAGCTTACCTAGGCAACCGCCTAACATATGCTTCCGGTGAATTAACAGCGGGAGGCGCTGCTTCCACGAACTTAGGAGTCAATAATACTATTGAAGTAGAGACACCTTATTATAATGGAGTGCGCTTTTCCGCTGCACGTTTACCGTCAGCAGATCTTTCCAATTTGGGAGAGACCAACTCGATTTCTATAGCGCAGTCGGGTTTTTCCTATGCATCGTCCGATCAGGATGACTACGCGTACATACGCACTTGGAAAAGTGTTGGAGAAGATTTTACACTCTTCTTCTTCACCGGTTGCCCGATTCTCTATCGCAATGAGATCGCTATTTTGCCTACAATCAGTATGTAAACCCCATGTCCCTGGGTTGTTAAGGAGACAAAGAGTCCGGTATGTGCCTACCGGAGCGGCTTATTTTATGAGTCGTTGTAAGGAGCTTTGCTCTGCATTTTATGATATTTTATCGATAGTTTTGAATGCAGGGGGCTCCCTTGCAGGAATTTTTATTTCGGTTACAATTTCTTAAAATTGCACTTACACATTGTACAGATACCATTCAGATTAAACTATGTCTGTCTGGAATACCATCTG